TCGTAATTACCCATTTGTTTCCCACTGCCTACATACTTCTTTTCATTCATAATTTTAATTTAATTTAGGTTAATAATAATTTTTCTACTTTCTTACTTACTTTATATTTTTTTCTAATATCGGCTATAGTAAAACCCTTTTTTGTAATGGCATCTTTTGCCTTGTTAAATTTATCTCCTTTTTCGTCTAACCAATCTTTAGATGGCTCTAACACGTCTGTAGAAGCGTTTTGAGGTACCTTAGAGTGATTATTAGTAGCATCTGCATCTTTGGTATCATCTATTAAAAATAAGCCGTTTAAAGCGTACTTTCTAGCATAACTGCTTGATGCTCCATAACTTTGAGCTACATCCATTCCCTTTCTATTTAAGTTAATACCAGCTTGTGCTCTTACAGATATTTTGTCTTTACCATCTGTAATTTCAGCAACTGCATTAACAAATAAAGGATCAGGTGCAATAGAATCAGAGATGGTTAATAACAAACCCTCCTTCATAAGTAAAGGTTTAACTGCTTCTAAAATGTCTTCACAACTCCTGTAGTTATAATTACCGAAATTGTTTCTTTGATTTTTTGGTGCTTTCAAACTCCCTTGAACTTTCACCAACTTCTTTGTTAAGTTTTCCATGTAACAAACATAATTATAATAAATGTCATGTGCAAGACAAAAGACAAAAAAAAGAGGCAACGTCTAGTTACCTCCTTTCATTGAAAACAAAGAAAATCAACAGAATATCGCACCCTATTGAATTCACAAAGATATATAAAACCCTATTAAATTCATAGAGTATTGAATTTATTTATTAACCTTTGAATATACTTGTAGATTTTTCCGCTGTACGACCACCAAAATAAGCTAATACAACCGCCATCATTACTTTTTCAAATGTATCATTCCAAGTTGCTCCAATATGAAAAGGCACACTTTCTATACTGTCTAATATACCAGCTAAACTAAATACAACTATGCACCAAACTAAAACTAAAGGTCGCACATTTTTACTTAACCATGAATCTGACATTGAATCAGCTTCCCATCTACTTGTAATAGATTGTATTTCTTTATTTTGTTGCTCATAGATCATTTGTTGTAGCTTTATTTTATCATCATTAGATATTTTAGATTTACCTATTTCAGCTAAAGCTTCTTGTGGAGAGCTAACACCACTTAATACTTTTCCTAGTGTTGGATTTATCATTGATGCAGCACCAAATAATAATTTGCCAACTGTAGTTTCTTTAAACTTCTTTTTATCAGACATGACTTATATCTTTATATTTAGTTTTACCTTCTTCTTTGTATGCTAATAAACATCTTTTTCTATTAGAATCACTATCTACATAGCTAACATGTACCCAATCAGGTTCAGTATCTGTACCAAACTCCCAAATAAGTTGATCAAAATCCAAGTTATCTTTGATATAATAATACATATAAGAATTAGAAACATAACCATAAACGTCATCAATATCAATAGCTCTTCCTTGACAATGTTGACTTTTACTACTACCGCCAATTGCTTTATTAAGTTCTTCACATCTAAAAAATGAATTGATTTTAATTGGACCGTTAACAGCTTTTCTAAGCGGTTCAAACACTTTCTCAGCGACTAACTCCATGTTTTGTAGTTCGTAGTCATTAGGCACGTTTTCTATGCCTAAGCGAAGAGCTGTGACACTTCTAGTAGCTTCTTTGTAAGTTATGTGCTTACTTATTGAATTCATAGTTTATTAATACGATCTATATTATTTTGTATATCAAGATTACCAACTTTAATCTTTAATGATATATCTGCTACATATTGCATTCTAACTCTTCCGTTTTTATCTAGTATAACAATAACAGGAACAGCAACTATACTTTTCTGTATATCTTTTGGCTGATCTTTTAAATAACTAAATTTAACAACAGCTCCTGTAATACCAGACAAGTCATAATTGTTTTTTTTATTCCACTCTGCATTAATTTGCAAGACAGTTACGTCTTGACTATATACAGATGCCGCAACCAATACAAATATCGCACATAATAATTTTTTCATTTACTGATTATTTCAAATAACTTGTCGTCTATCTTCTTCAAGGCATTTGAGTTTTCTTCTACTTTAGTACCAGTATTCATGATAGTTTCTCTGATTAACTGATCTTTTAAATCATACTCAGTTCTACTAATCTCTGGTTCTGGTAATTCTTTCGCTTCTTGTATGTCAGCTTGTAAAGCAAACCACATACCTATTAAGGTAGATAATGCTATACCTATTCCAATAAGAGTTTTTATACTAATTTCAAATTTACTGTCCTCACTTAATTCACTCATAATCTTTTAGTTTTTTGAACAGTATAAGCTATCGTGCAGACAAGAAGTATTATTTTTAGCCAAACTTCAACCTCTGTTAATGAGATAAAAAAGGTTATTGAATTCAGTGCATATATCTTTGCGTCTGCAAAACCCATAGTATTATTCTTTATCAGGTATCTCTTCGTAAGAACCGTCTTCTAAATTAACTGAAATCTTACCATACTGTTCCTCAAGCTCTTTCCTTAGTTCAAGTTGTGACTCTTCTAGTTTTTTTAATTCTTCTAATTGAACATCTTTTTGCTTGTCAATGTTAATTTTTTGAATAGTTAATACACCAACTGTATTCACCACTTGATTAATTTTACCTTGACTTTCTTTAAGCACTTCTAATTGTTTTTCTGTAATTTTTGACATTGTATTAAATTTATAATTATATTACAAATATAGTAATTAATTGTTTAAATACTTTATTTCAGTAACAGGGTGTTTTATGTCCTCAATTTGTTTGTCTAAAGTTAGTTTTATTTGCTCTATATCTAATTTTGGTTCTATCCAACTCCAAACAATTTCATCTGTTAAATCATTAAAAGGTATATAATTTTCAGGATTTGGCTCAGTTAAATTCATATTGCCATTAATAGCAACTTCTATTTCATTACCAGTTGCTTGTCCTGGATTTGTAGTTGGTGTTTTTGCCCAATAATTATAAGATGCATTATATACTAAATCTTGCATATTATCCTTGTCAATATAACAAGTTAACATTCCTATTGTGTAACCGTATTCTATATTCATAATTTATTTATTTATTTATTTAACATTGATTAATTGATGTTATAACTCCACTGCTATTTGTTTGCACCCAAGTATTACTGCCACCTGGTGGCGAATATATAATTAAACCTGCTGGAGCTATTGAATTTGTTAATGGAGTTTGTGCATTTCCTTGAGCTGGTTGATTATTAGTTGTATATAATTTAGTTGAATTTATTGTCCATCCAGCACCTGTTGAAGCATTAGTTAATTGGTTGCTCGCCCAATAAGTAAAGTTTAAAGTAGTTCCAGGTATGCATCTGTTTAAAGTTCTAATAGGAACATTACCGCTATAATGTCCACTTCCTACTGGATGATAACATATCCAATCTTGATAGTAACCTCTCCAATTATTAAAAGAGCCAGGTCCAGGCGGATTTGGAAAAGCTGGATCAGTGTTTCCACAAGCTCCGTTTCTAACTGGATAATTATTTCCAGAGTTCATGCCACCACCAGTATTACCGCCATTAATTAGATTATACATTGAAATTGGACCAGTAATAGTACCGCCACCGCCATAATTTCCATAAAGTCGCTCTCGTGCAAATAATTGCATTCTAATATTTCCAGTTGTTGGTATTCCAGCCATATTTATTTACAATTACATATTTTTTTAGATAACTCATCAATTTGTTTTTGTTGCTCTTTTATAGCTTCAATTAATAAAGGTACTATTCTTTCATATTTAACAGTTAAAAAATTATGATCCTCACCAGTTTTTTCTTTGTATGGTGCATTCATAGGTGCTGTTAAAACTGCTTCTGGTAATACCTTTTCAATTTCTTGAGCCAATACACCAACTTCATGCATATTGTTTGGGTGAAAATCATATTTTTCTTTTATATCATCAACCCAATCATATTCAACACCATTAATTTGTTTTATTTTCTCTATTGGATTGCTAATATTTTTTACATTAGTTTTCAATCTTTTATCAGATGCATAAGCAACAACATCACCAGTTAAACTTAATGTACCATTTGTTGCACCAAGCTCCATTTTTGTACTAGCAGTTGCACCACCACCACCTGAACCTCCAGTTTCCCAAATCCAACCATAAGTAGATACTCCCTCCATTCTTGACCTTAATGCCCAAGATGTTACACTAGTTAAACCACTAGGTGCTGTTAAATTACCATTTGGTCCACAGCCACTAGTTCCAGCACTTGCCATATAATTTTGCCAGTTATAGTAAGTATCATTATACCAGCTTATACCAGTGTCTGTACCACTAGCACGATTTAATCTTATACCTTTTCTGTGTTTTGATGTATAATAGAATGTACTCCTACCAGCACTATCCATTATCATTCCCTCACTATAACTAGAACCAGATTTTGTAAATAAAGATAATTCACCAGATGCCCAATTACCTGGTGTACCAGCAGTTTTTCTAGCCATTATACCAGCAATAGTTACAGTATTACCGCCACTAGATGATTCTAATGATGAAAATGATAATTTTGTCATTGAATTATTGGGACCACTTTCATTATGAATACATATACCAGCTGGTGCTTCATCAATACCACCAGTTCTTGTACTGTCTTGTCTAATCATAAAAGCTGGCTGATGTAAATATGCACTGTTGCTATCAACATAACCATCATATATATAAGAGCCACCACTTGAGCTGGTTGGACCATTAAACATCGCAATACCTCTTACATCAAAAAATCTTAATGGTGCTGTTATAGTACCAAATGAAACTTTACCATATCTGTCAATAGTCATTCTATGAGTTACAGTACCAGAATCACTGGTTTCTATATTAAAGAAATTATCACCTGATCCCTCATAATATATTCGATTACCCCATCTTGCACCACCACCACTATTTTCACATAGTATTAAAGATGCTTCATCTCCATCATGACAACTTACATTGATTGTTGGTTTTGTTCCGTTTGTATCATTGTAAACGTGCAAAAATGGTGTATTAGATGCATAACCGCTTGTTCCACAAGTTGGGTTTGATATACCAATTCCAAGTTTACCGCCATTATCCATAGCAATATTACCATTGGTTAAAAATCTTAGTTTATAGCTGTCATTCGGTCCAATATATAATTCTTCACCAGAACCAGCAACCATTTGAATTGCATTAGTTCCAGCATTTTTAATATATAAATTGCTATCACCATCAACCTCAAATCTAGCATTACCACCAGACAAATGAAACAACTCTGATGGTAATTCTGTGCCAATACCTAAACGACCATTTGCTTTTAATGTCATTTTTGTAGTTGGTAAAGTTCCACTATTACCAGCACTATTTGTAGTCATAAATTGTATTCTACCATTGAAATTACCATCATCAGTAACTTTTATATAAGCCATGTTCCATACAGCAGAAGCAGTTGGATGACCACTTCTAAAATTCAAAATTCCACCACCTAAATTATATCGCCCACCAATAGTTAAAACATTTGAGGTTTCTACTGAGCCAACGAGTAGTGTACCATTTGTTTCAGTTCCAGCTCCAATACTCATATTGCCATTATCCCCATCAACTGTAAATACAGATGTACCAGTTGCATTTTGATTTCGCATAAAAGAAACATATCTGTTGTCATTATTTGCTCTGGAAAATCCCCATCTAGCATTTGGACCAAACCTTAAAATATTAGTTGTAGTTCCTGATTCAAATACTGCTGATGAATTAAATTGTAAAACCCCAGAAGTATCAGCATAAAAACCTTTTACATTATTGTAATTATTGCCACTATATAAAGAATAAAATCCACCATTTTCACCAGCATAATATTGACCATCAACTAACATGGACATTCTGCCACTTGAGGGATTATCAGATTGAAACACTACCTCACCCCCATTTGATGAATAACCACCAAATCTACTGCCTGGCATATTTGCACCGTTCCAACTACCGTTAAATCCAACAACATTATTACCATTTACAGATAGAGTTGATGTAAAAGTTGCGTTTCCAGAACTGTCTATACGCATTCTTTCTGCATTATTAGTGCTGAATCGCATATAATTTGAATTATGATTATATTCTATAGAACCTATTGAAGTATTTGCAGCATCCCCAAATCTTAAAGTACTTGCAGCAGTTGAAATTATAGTAATTCCTGATTCACTTGCACCTTTATCAATAACTAAATCATCTGCATTTGCAGCAGGTGTTCCAGTTGTTAAACTTCCTATTTTTACATTTCCTGCAAAAAATGCGTTTTGAGACGTGTCTAAAGTTAAAGCTGTAGCTGCATTTGACTGTAGTTTTAAAGCCATTCCTGATTGTGCTTGTACTATAGCTTCATTTGTGTCCCAAGTTAATTTTCCATTTGCATAAGCATTACCCCAAAAAACTTCATTAGTTCGAGTAATTCCTGTAATAGTTGCACTTGGTGCAGTTACACTTCCTGCAAAAGTTGCTGATTTATTATTTGCTATTGTTAAAGCACTAGCAGTAGAGCCAGTTCCAACTTGTAAATCTATTGTATTTGCTTGTATTTTTAAATCTTTGTATGCTGAACCCCAGTCAACAGCCATTAACCTAGAATGAGTACCATCAAAATCTATAATTGTTGCAGGACCTTGACTAGAATTACCTTGTGTTATACCTAATGCGGCAACAGCTTGATCAGAAACTAATCTCTCATAGGGTGCAACTGTTCCAACGCCTAAATTACCAGCGGCTTTTAATGTCATTTTTGTAGTTGGTGCAGCTCCAGAATTACCACCACTTGTTGTCGTTTTAAACTCTATACGACCATTATAATTTGAATCATCTGTGACAAAAATCTGTCCCATATTCCAAACATTAGCATTACTACCATGACCAGATCTAAAATTTAATATCGGTCCACCATTACCAGCAGAATATAAACTAGACAAAGTTAGTTGTGTGTCATTAGCCAAAGGTTTGCCAACTTCCATAGTTCCATAAGGAGTTATGCCAACAGTTGCAACACCTAATTTATTTGAAAAATAACCAGTACCAACATTACTAACTCTAAATCTAGGTGTGCCATCATGAACACCTTGAAATATAACAAAGTCATCAAATGCATTTTCAGCCGATGTATTAGTTCCATCAGAATTTAAAACAATATGAAAACCACCTCTAGTTTGTGCTTTTATCCAATAATTTTGATTGGTTTGACTATAGCCACCAGTTGGATAATTTGTTGCACCTATTATATTACTATAATCACCACCAGTTTCAGCAGTTCTAGCAAAATAAATATTTTGAGCAAAATTTAAATAAACATCATCATCAAAAGTTACAGTACCATTTTGAAAAGTATGTGCAGTTGCTCTATACAAGTTAGCACCAGTACCCTCATTTCCAATAACCAAAATACCACTTGCGTATATATGATCACCTTGTAAATATAAACTAGAACTATCACCAGTACAATTTAATTGCAATACAGTGCCATTACTTGAAGCATTTTGTAATACATGAGCAGATGTTCCAGAATATGTATTAGTTATTAAACCAGTAACATCTAAAGTTCCAGTTACATCAACACCACCTAATACTGTTTCTAATACAACACCATTAGCATCATATAGTTTTACAGCATCATCTACTTTAAAAAACGTGTTTTGTTCTCCAGCATTACCAGTAACTGCATTAATTGTAAAAGCATCAACATCATCTACAACAACCATTATTCCTTCCGCAGTTGCACCAGTATTTGTTAAATAACCACCATAAGTAGAATCAGCTCCAGCACCTAAATATAAATAACCATTAACTCTTAAATCATCAACTTCAGCACTATCAAATATTGCACCTTCAAATTCAACATTACCAGCAAATTTAGTTTTGTTTAAAGCATTTCCACTAGCAGTATAAGCAGTTCCGCCAGTTGCAGTTCCATTAGTATATGTAGTTGTAGGAGTTACTTTGCCTCCTTTTTTACTTGTTATATTGCATTCAACAACTAAATCTCTATTGTTATCATTTGATCTAGCTTGTAATTCAAATGTATAATCAGCAGTTTTATATACTCTTAATAAATTAGCATCTTGTCCATAAACTATAGCGTCATTATGTGTTGAGCTATCATCAATACGACCTCTAAAAGCAATACTATAATATAAAGTATTTAAACCAGCAGTAACTCCAGTATTAGTGTTTGGTTGATATACCTTAGCTTCTATTTGTACTCCGTTTGGAGTAATAGTGTTAGTTATAACAATATCAGCTACTTTTTTCCATGTTGTTCCAGCCGCACCACTATTAGATTCAATCCATCTAAAAGTAGTTCCTATACCATCTACATTAAAGGCACTATTATCTAATTCAGTTCCTTCTCCACCTTGATATGCTATTGTATTTAAATAGGTATTACCAGTTAAGTTTCCAGTCACATTACCTGTTAAATTACCAGTAAAAGTTGGTGCGGTAACAGCACCAGTAAAAATACCAGAGCCATCAGTGTTATTTAAACGAATCATAACAGTATTTGTTTTACCACCAACATTTTGTTCAATTCCAGTTGTACTTGAACGAGTAAAATCAAAACTATTTATTGGGTTATTATGCCATATACCCCAAGCTGTATCATGTTCCATGAAAATCCAGGATGAAGTTTCACCACCACTTGTAGGATTCCTTGACCTTAAAAAAGTTGGATAAGTAGTGCTTGCATCTGATTTCATTCTTATACCCTCAGCACTAGCACCACCATCCATTTGTAATGCAATACCATTTTTAGTGCTTGTTATAGTATCACTAAAATTACCAGTAGTTCCAGATATTGTACCACCAGTTACGTTTCCAGTTAATGGTCCACTGAATCCAGTTGCTGTAACACTACCAACAAACGTAGCATTTTTTGATGTGTCTATTGTTAAAGCAGTTCCAGTGTTTTGTACAAATTTTAATGGATGTGTAGAGTAACTTCCTATTACAACCTCAGATTCACCAGCATATATTATTGCATTAGCATTATTATTTGTATCTAATAATCTTAAAGATGGGTTGCTGTTATTACTTATTAAAATATTTCCGCCAAAAGTACCGCCATTTGCTTTTGATACAAAATCTGTTGGTAATGTTTGATCACCAGTATTTGTACCAGATAAATTATTAGCACTTAAATCACCACTAAATGTACCAGTAGTTCCAGATATTGTTCCACCAGTAACACTACCTGTTATATTACCTGTAACATTACCAGTTAAATCGCCAGTAAAAGCACCAGCAATAGCACCAGTTCCAGTAATAGTAGGTGAGGTTAAAGTTTTGTTAGTTAAGGTTTGTGTTGTTGTTAATTGTACAATATTACTATTTGTAATACTAGCAATTTTTGTAGAAGTATCAGCATTACCTGTTACATTACCTTCTAAATTAGCAACTAAAGTTGCAACTGTATATCCTGTAGCTGATGTGTTAACAGTAGTTAATGGTTTTACCGTTAAACCTGTAAACAGTTTAAATTTATCATCACTAGCATCATTAAATAATCCTTTGTATTTAGTTCCACTAGAAGCATATTTACCAAATAATCCAATGTCTAATATATTTGCAGAATTATTTACTGCTAATTGAATTAAAGGATCATCAACTTCTAAATCTACTACATTTAAATATGTAAGAGTTCCGTTGACTGTTAAATTGCCACTTACTTCTAGGTTGCCTCCTATTTTAACATTATTAGAAATATGTAATCCATAATCTGATTGTGGAGTTATTCCTATTCCTATTTGTGTTGTTGAAACATATAGAGGAGAATTATTACCAAAGCCATCTGTTAATTGTTTAGCACCAATGGTTATATTGCCATTATCACTAAACTTAACAAGTGACTGATAAGTATCTTTTATTTTAGTATTAGAAAGAGATGCCATTATTCAAAACAAGTTGGTTGTGAATTAAACATCTTTACCCAATTTATTATGTGTGTCATTATCTTTCTTTTTTAAATACGTTAATAATTTTGTTACGTTAACCTGTTTAGGTTTGTAGTTCTTTTTTATATTACCCATCCATGAAAACCTGTGTCTTTGTCTGGATAAATATCTTGATTTGAATTGCTGTAATATTCATCAAACTTAGACGGTGCATTAAAACTCATATAATCAATAAACCTTTGTGCATAGTATTCTGCAAAATCTCTCTCCTTTTGAATTAAGAAATCTATCTCTTCTTTGCTTGCGTTAGAGCTGCTTTCAGCACTGTGCTTATATACACCTCCATTTGATATAGAATAGGCAGCAAATGGCAAGTATTCTACCATAGCGAAGTGAATAAGCATTGGTTGTATGTAATCATTTACTAAAGATAAGTAATCTCCAGATAACGAACCAGCTAATATATCAGCACTTATTTTATTGTATAAATCTGTACCTAAATAGTTTTGTATATGTATTTCTTGTGCTAAGTCAATAAATTGTATAAATTTATCTGTATCTACGTTTGAATTTAACGAGGTATTCTTGACTAAATCTGATCTCTTTATAAATAGTGCTTTTGCCATTATTCTTCTTTATTTATTGATTCTTCTTCTATTATCTCACGATCTCCTTTTTTAATACCAGTTTCTTTTTCTACTTCAGCATCTGTCATAGCATTAGTTAGATCAGTAAATTCTAAAGGTTGTAGTGTTTTAAAGTATATATCTAATTCAACTCCATTATACATTAATACCTTTTCTAATTCATCCAGTATAGTAACTTGCATTGGACGAATAACTGTGTTATCCATAAGTATTGAAGCTGTTTTTAATTCTTCAGCATTGTTTCCTAATCCAGTATTGTCTTTTATACCTACAAGCATAGGAGATACAATTCTATGTGAAACCATAACTTTTCTCATTGATTCATCACTAAGAAATTTATACTGTTCATGTGCGTCACTTAGTATAACTGGATCAATACTTGCAGACAGTTCTTTGCTATCATTAAAAGCCAATATAAATCTACCAGCATTAGAAGAACCACTAAACTTTTCTTGAATATTACTTTCTATAAGCGATCTCTGCTCTTCTGTAGGAACACCATTATTAAAGTTAATAAGCATGCTTGGTGCAAGTCCATTTTGTATATTATTTATATGATAGTTAGCTATTTCTTCTTCTAGTTCTGCATATTGTAAACCACCTTGATAATCTACAGGAGAGTAATAATAGAATCCAGCTCTATAAGGTTTAATATATAATATCTCTAATCCAGCATTACTTGATCCAAATGCAGGTATTCTTTTAGGTTGTGTTTTAAACGAAACCTCTGACCAATTTTTAGAGTAGTAAAAACCTTGTATTTCACCCTTGTTATTTGCCTTCTCTGCCCTTAACGTCTCTATAGGCATGTGTTCTACTTGCACAATCTTTTTGCGGTCCTTAGAATAGATTATTTGAAGTGCTGCTTGTCCCATCATTTTATAGTCATAGCATATCTTTTTCATACAAGATTTAGTAAAGAGTTCTTTCATCTCTACATAGTTTTTCCCTTTTACATCTTCTTCAACAGCATCTATACCTTTACCATATATCATTTCTACTATACCATTAATAGCGGCATTGTTAGTAGCACTTCCATTATATCTATCTATAAGGTATTGAAAGTAATTGTTATCTTCTCCATATTCTACCCACTCTCTATTGTGTTGTTCTACAATCTCAGGTCGTGTATAAGATGACATATTAACTATATGTATCTTTCCTTTTTCTGCTTTAGGCAAAGGATTATTAGCTAATCTCTTTTTTGCCATTTTATTTACTTTTCTCATATTATTACAAAATCGTTATCGTATGTGTTTTCTGTTGTGTATTCTCCAGAATGTACATCAAAGGTATTAAAATTAGTTTGATCTGTACAGAAAATAGAACCTCTATATATAATTGTAGAGCTATTCTTTATTACAAACGAATAGAATCTGCCTTCAATTAATAAGTTTTTAGATTGTGAATCTACAAAAGTACCTGTTATAGTCATGTAACCATTAGAGTTACTTACAGATACCGTAATAGGTGTAGTTTTTCTAGTTGATTTATCTGTAAGTTCAAAAGTAACTGAGCTTTGTGCACTTCTAGGAATGACTTTAAAACTCTTTGAGCTTGCTGATGTAGTTAATATTACCATATTATAAATAACAAATAATCTGGTATTTGTTTTAATAAAAAAAGGAGCACCGAAGCACCCCTTTATTTAACCCTATTAAATTTAGTTATTATGAATTTGAACCAGGTGTAATAGTATTTGCACCAGCCGCAGTAATTTGTGCTGCTGCTGTTTGACCTCCACTATTTTCTAGGAAGTTAGCTGGTACTTTTTCCATACCGCTAAACGTAAGTGTATAACCACTTAAATCTCCCATCGCTGCACCAGTTACTATTGTTCCACCAGAAACATCAGCACCGTTTTCTAATCCCATAACAAATACATTTTGATTATAATCTTCCACTAAAATATGTGGGCGACCATAAGCCATTAACTTAAGTTCTTTATTATCTTCTTTAGTTAATTTGTGTAATGTTAAGTTTAATGTTTGTTCAAAGAATGTCGTTCCGTTTTCTCTTGAAGATGTTATATTCTGTTCAAATGATGAATTTCCTTTTACGTCATACTGTAAAACAGTAACATTACTTCCAAAGGTATCAATAACGTCAGTACCACTCGTATATACAATAGCACTAAAATCACCAAAATCAGCAAAATAAACAGCTTTTATACCACCAACAACATCTTTACAAGGTTCTTTTCTACCTAATGTTAAATCGCAAGCCATAAGTTTTATTTTTTATTATAAAAAAAGGGTAAGCAGATATTTACCTACCTACCCTAATTTTGATTAATTTAATTTATTAAGAATAAAGAACAATCTCTGATCCTATTCCGTACTGTACTCCAGCAGTAAATCTCATAACAACTCTTACGTTTTGAGAACCATCTAGGTCAGCCATGTCAATAACTTTTACTTCGTTTGAATCTGATAATAAACCAGTTCCAAAGAATAAGTTAGATTTTTGAGCAGCCATCGCTCTGTTGTCAGCAAGTCCATTAGCGACAAACAACTTAACTCCGTCAAAAGTAAGTGCACCATCTCCGTACCACATGTGAGATTTAGCATCTACACCTGAGTTAGTAGCAGCAAAACCACCTAAAGCTCTTACATAAGCTCTAGCTATGTTTTGTGAAATATATATGTGTAAATCTTCTTTACCATATAAAGTAGCAGGAATTGCATCAACAATCGCTCCTAATTGAGCAACAACATTTACAGAAGTTACAGTTGCAGCAGCAACGTCAATTACGTCACCATCAGCAGCAGCTAAAACAGTAAATCCATCGAATTCACCAGCATTTCCGTTAACACCTTTCCAGATATTGTTTTCTGTTTTTTCAGCAACTAAACCAGAAACATGTCCGATTAAGTAGTCACTAAATTTAGGAGGCAAGTTATCAAAAGCAGAATATCCCATTTCTACAGCTTCCCAGTCAGATCTAAAATCTTTCTTACAAAGCTCAAGGTTTACTTGGAATTCTTTTGGTTGTATAACTCTCTCAGTTAATGTAAGTGCACCTGTATCAACAAAGTCACAAGTTGCATCTTTAATAACATTAGAATCAGTAGCAAGTTTTTTAATAACTTCCTTGAATTTAATGTTAGGTTTTATTTCAATACCGCCTTTATCTAGTGTAATACCAGATAATAAAGCAGCCGAAATATACTTACCTGCAAATTGTCCAGCATAAGTAGTAGTAATTGATGTAGTAGTAGCCATTTTTTAATTGTTTTAGTTTTGGTTTATTTTATATTAGAAATTGCATTCATTACTCTATCTCTAGTGTTCATTACTCTGTTTTGACCAAAAGATTTAAAGTTTTGTTTAACATCCCCTTCAGGATTGTGTGAGATTGGTTCAGAAGCTGGTTCAGCAGATAACTTCTCTATTTCATTTTGCATAGATAGTTTTTCTTCACTGTAACCTAATTTCATTTCTTCAATCATGTTTTTTAACTCAGATATTTTAGAATCAAACTCGTCTCTTCCAACGTATTTGTCTTCATCCATCTGAACTTCATCAGAAACTTCCTCTATAATAGGAGATTCTTCTTGTAACTCTTCAGCAACAACTTCTTCAGTAGATAATTCCTCTTTAACTTCTTCTTGGCAAGCAAGTTCTGTTAATTCTTGAGATAATGTATCTTCTTCTTTAACTTGTTCCGAAAGATTTACTTCATCTTTAACTTCAACTTCTTTAACTTCATCCTTCTTAACTAATGATAGTTTTTGCATGATGTCGTTCAAAATTGAGGTAGCTTTAGTGTTTTCCATAAATTTCGATTTATTAATTACTTAACTAACTACAGTTATATAGGTTGTTAGATTTTTGCTTTAAGATGCAGTTCCTCTTGTTTTACCAACCCCTTGTGCTCTTAAAGTGCCATCACAACACTTTCTTGAATATGTGCCATTTTTACACATGCAACCTCTTCTTTTACTTGTAGGTGACGATTGTCCTAATGTTTCGTTTGATTTACTCATTTATTTCTCCTAATTCTTTAAGTTTGCCTCTTGACCAATTTAATCCAGCTTTACCACCCCATAATAAGTATGATATAGTTCCACAAGCTTTACTATCAGATTCATCATAATAAGTTTCTGCTCTACTTAAATAACTGTACATCCTTTTAATTGTAGATACACTTAGTTTCTCTCCTCTTGCTAATTGTTGTGCTCTTACCTTACCTACAGAAGTTGCACATTTATTATTTACACTTTTATTTAAGTCAATACCTCTTTTAGCATTATTTCTAACACCACTTCCATAATCACTATAAGTAGCAAATTCATATTTATTATCTAGTATTGAATTCGCAATCTCTAATAGTATTTCTTTAGCTTCCTCTTCATCGTTTATCTCATTTATCTTGCTCATAGCTATTTTATCTGTAAAATAACCTTCTATAGAGAATCCTTTTACCTTACCTGTTTTAACATAGTCATTCCAAACTTCATCATTATTTACCTTCATAGAAACCATCCATGTACCTATTGGTAGATTCATATCATACTTTCTTGACTTGTCGTGTACTTCGTCTTCTATAATCCAAGATTCAACAACAGATAACCCATGTAATTCAGCTTGATGTTCTAATGTAGATTTGTTTTGGTTGCCTCTCATTAAGAATAGTTGAGATGCTTGTCTAACTGTATCTTCACTAAAGAATATATAATACTCCTCTTTTCCATCTTTTCTGTATATATTTTTATTAGGAACTAAGGCGGCTCCCATTAATATCTTTTTTTCTTTACTAACTTCAGCTAGTTGTATTTCATGTTGTTTAGACAATGCAATAAAGTTTTCTTCTATTGCTGGTTCATCAACTATTGATATAGCTTCTATGCCTGATAATAATTGTTCCTCGTCTATTAGTAGTTCTACTATTTTCATATTGAATTTATTTATATAATTAACCTATCGTTGCTGTTGTGTTTATTTTTCTATCTAATTCCTGAGCTGATGATACATCTCCACTTACAACGTAAGCTCTTAATGCTCCACCAAATTGATTGCTAACAATTCCTGCTAGTTGACTTCCAGCTCCTTGTCCTACAACATTAAAGTCAGGTGCTTGAACTGTAGTTGGTCCTCCACCAGAAACAGAAGAGCTTGACATACCAGCAACTTTAACAGACATTATAGCTTTTACATTTGCCAAACCTTGTGCTATAGCACTTGCTGCTGCGATTGCTGCTCTAATAGGCGAATCAGGAGTTGCAGTTAATTGACTTTCATAAGCTTTTTGAGCTGATGAATATGTTGAAACTAAAGTTCCTGCTACTGCTAAAGCTTTACCTGCTCCTGTAGATTTTCCAGCTATCTTAGAAGCGGCTAATAAACCTTTCCCAATATTATCTAGCATATCAATTTTAGAATCTTGCTCTAATTGATCTAGTTTTTCTTTTGTTTTTAGGTCCTTTTCTTTTGCCTCAATATCTTTTTTATCATAGAAAGCATTTATTTCTAATCGAGCTTGTCTTTTAGCTATCTCATTACCTGCAAATGTATTAACTTCAGCTAAAGCTTGTATTCTTCCTAGTTCTGACTTCTCTAAAGCGGTTTCTTTATCTTTAATGTCCTGAGCTTGATTCTTATTAAAAAACTGACTTCTAATCCTGCCTAATTCTTTAATGTCTTTAATTTGTTTTTCAAAGATATTACCTAACTTACTTTCTTGATTTTGTTTAGTTTTGTCATCTATTTTATTTCTTTCTGAACCGAGCTTAACGTATTCTATATATAAATCTCTTTCTTCTTTTAATCTTTTAATTCTCTCGTTAGCGGTTTCTCCAAACCCTAAGTAAGATTCTAAATTACCTTCTAAAGCTTTTTTCTCATTCTTCAAAGCATTTAATTTAGTTTCGTCTAAAATACTATCGCTAGCATACCTTGCATTACTTTGTGCCCTAGCTAGTTTTTTTGTATCTATTATTAATTGTTCTGCATCTATTTCTTTCTGTTTATTTATTAAAGCTTCTGTTAATTGTTTATCATTTTTTATTCCTGCTTCTTCTTGTAGCTTTCTTAAATCTATTTCTTCTTGTAATATTTCACCAGATATTTTTTCTATTTCATTTTGTGCGGCTCTTGATATTGCTAACTCTAAAATAGATTCTCTATATAAGTCATTTTGTTTTGTAGCAGCTTCAGTTTTATTTTTTACATCCTCTATGCTGACTTCTGCTTTTTCTAAATTACTTATATAATCAGGGTATTCATCATTAAGTTTTTTAACTGCTATAGCTTTTTCTTCTTCACTTTTAGTAGAATCTTCTAAAGTAGCTATATAAATTTCAAAACTTCCATTAACGTCTAAAACGGTTTTAGATGCTTTGTCAAAAACCTTTGATAAATCTTGAATACTAAAAACAACCTCTTTTACAAATTTAAATATTTTATCAAGGTTTTGTATTAATAATTGACCACCTATTAAAAGTACAGCTTGTATAGATATAAGTTTTCTAAATGCTGCACCTAAACCTTCTGCACTATTTGCACTAGCTTGAAATAAACTAAACAACTGACCTAAGTTGTTTGCAATAGCACTAAATCCATAGTTAAGGTCAGATGCTGTACGACCAGCTTCCATTAATATAGCATTATGTAATCCTGCTGATGCTGTACTATTTTTAGTAGTTTTATTTACTTTGACTTGAGCATCGCTCAAACCTTCCATAGCTTTTGTTACATTCGCTACTGCAATATTAGCATCTTTAGCACCAACCTGTATTTGTATAAGTATTTTCTTAGTTGCCATTTCTCAATCGTTTTAATTGTTCTTTCATTTGTTTAAAATCCTTTACCCCTGCATATTTACCTTTTGCAATCTCTACATTCTCACTTACACCGTACCAGTGATCTAAATTTAATAATTCAAGTATATTTTTTATCATTTTATGATGGTATATAATTATTTACTACATTAAGTAATTCTAGTTCACTTAATTCTGTTTTAAGGTTAGTTCGTATTGAATTTATAATATAAACCTGATCGTTTATTATTAACCTATCGTTTAATCTTAGATTAATAATTACTTCCATAGATAATCTAGCTTTAACTTTAATCATCCTTTTCTTTACATCAAATAAATCTTCAATGTAGCTTTGATAGAACTTCTTAAATAATGAATTAGTTGTTTGAGGTGGAGATAATGTACTATAATCTGTTAAATTCCATTCATCTACTTCATTGTCAAAATTTATAGTAAATGCTGGAGGAGTTGAAACTGAACTGTCTTGATTAGTATTAGAAGGTCGAAAGTATTGTACTAAAGCATTAGAACCATCGCTTATCCAATTTATACATTTAGTATTTGACAATCCTGTTTCTTGTATTCCATAAAACACAAGCGGCTTAGTTAATACAGCTTCGTAATTTCCTTGATCATAATCTCCTAGTATCATATAACTTTCTCCGCTAGCCATAATATTAACACTTAAAGATAGTGTGTCTGCACTATCAATAGCTGTAACTCTTGCTGAAGTATTATCTGTTAAATTTCTAACTATATCTCCAACCTCAACTTTATTATTAAACTCTCTATTAGTATCTTTAAGTTTATTAGACAATGTATTTGTAGCAGCACCCTGTACTTTCGCATTAAATTCACTATTAAATTCACCAGCTGCTGAATAACCCCAAAGTATATCAGTTAAATATGTATCATTACTGCCTGTATGATAAGGACTTGAATTAGATTTGTTTGTGTCAAATATTCTTTCATATTTCATGTGCTCAAATGGAGCTTCAACTTCATAAATATCACCTTTATCAATATCTATTCTTACTTTTTCATTACCAAATATATCATTAAACTGCTCTTGATGATTTATAGATAATAATGTACTTGGCTCTTCATACTTAAAATCTATGCCACTATAAATAGTTGGTGCATCAATATTTGAATTAGCAACGTCTATATATTTACTAATATCATAACTACCGTTAGAAATATTATTTACAGCATCTGCATAATAATTATCTAAAGTATCTACATATATTTTGCCATAATCGGAATCAGATATATCATCTATATAATATGCTGTAAGATTAAACATTTTAAATAAACCAGTAAGAAAATCTATATTCTTCATTTCTGGCATATTTTCTGTTATAATTATTTGCTCTGTTGAACTTATTGTTCCTGATGTATAATTAGCAACATTTGTTGTATCTGTAGAATAAATATATTCTGTTATTTGTAGTGTTGAACTAAAAGATATAGATGCAGTAGATTCTAACACAAATCTTATTTGACTTGTTTCGGTAAATATAAATTCTACACCTAATGTTTGAGTACCAATAACTCCATCAACTTCTGCAATTACTGAACCACTTGTTAAGTTTAACGCTTTTAAAGTGTAAGGTTCAGAACTACTTGTATTAATAGTTAATAATCCTACAAAAGTATTTGTAAATCTTACAGTTGATAAACTCCATATACTTCCTGATACTGAAAATCCAGTATGACCAGATGCATACGACCAATCTCCTATTATTCTAGTTTTAAGAACATTTTGATCTTCTCCACCAATAGGTCCTTTGTTTCTGCTTAACCATAAATATAAATTAGAAAAAGCAGTTGCACTAAAGAAATCTCTAGTAAAAGCTATATTATATTTATTTTCTATTGCTTCTATTATTTTTAAACATTTAATAGCTGGCTTTACATCTGTCCAAGCTAAACCTTGATTGTCTGAAGGCGAACCGTTATTATGATATAAGTTACCGCTAAATTGAGGCACACTATTTAACGAATCGTAGTAAAACCTTTTTGTGTGAGATATTAATGGATATATAACTGATTGAGAAAATTTGCCATTTCTTACAGCAGCTCTAATATCACTAGCATTATAATTATGATTATAATTAGTATCTAATTGACTAAGCGTTTTTAATTGATCATCACCCATTAAGTCACCTAGATTAACAGTGTTACCATAAAATATTAATGTATAAGAAAATGGTTTGCCATCTCTTAAATCAACAGATTGTAAATCAATCTTACCTGTTTTATATGGAGAATAATCTATTTCTAATAAAGCATCTCTTTTAATTCTATTATCAAAACCAGATGTTATAACGCCATTTGTATAAATAACATCTACATTAAAATTATACCAGTGTTGTAATATTTTATTGTTTTCTTTAGATGCTGGTATTGTAAAAGGTTGACTAAAGTCAGTAAATACTTTAGATATATCTCTTACATCTTGCAATTTAGATGTTACTGTAATTGTTTCATCACTAAACATTTCTGTTTGCTGATAATTACCATCATTGTCTTTTATGTATAATACAACTTGTCTCACTATATAATGTTATTTATTTTGTCAAAGGCATAGTCAAATGATATAGTATAGCTAATAAGTTTATCATTTACTGACTTCTTGAATTGTAGTGTATTAGATTTAAGATTTATAGGTAATGTGCTACTTCCATCATAAATCCATACTTGTTCTGATAATAACATCTGTCTTACAACCTCATTAAATGATTCATCATAAAAACCAGAGTTTATTGTAATAGATTCTTTACCATTAGAATTGAATTTCTTTTCTTGATGCTTAGTTAATGCATAAGTTGGTTCACCTCCAGAATTATTAAAGTCAACCATGTTATTCTTAAATGTCTCAGATTTAATATTTATATCTGTCATCGACTTCTTAAAGAACCACATATTTTGTAGTGCACCATATTTATTATAAAATATAATACTTAATGGAGTATATTTAGGTTCACACACTTTAGTAAGTGTAATTACTGTATTTGTAGAATATGAAGAGTTTGTACTAACTAAAGTAAGTAATGAATTGTCAACTAAATCTTCTGTACCTGTAATAAGTAGGTATTGTATTTTTTGATTAGTATTTCCGTTGTCTAATACAGTTATTGAAGAACTACCAGCGTTCCAACTATTATAATCATTATTCCAAAACAAATTAGCTTCATCCCATTTTACTGTAGTACCAGTGACTGTAGGTGTTAATGTAGCTGTTATAGTTGCTGCTTCTGCATATACAGGTATTCTTATATCTTGTCCATCACTATAAAAAACTGTAGTATTATCTTGCAATAACATTGGAGTTGTATATTGTACACTTCTTGGATTTATGCCATTTTCAAAATACCCATAACCATCAATAGCTAAAAATGTAGATGTAGTTGTATTTGATCCGCCTACTTGAACTATTGCACCACTTGAATTGTATATCGTAACAACAGCATCAACCCATAAACTATCTGTAGAATAATCACCATATTCAGTTATCATATAATCTCTTACAAGTTTACTTAATTCATAAGTTACATAATTAGCTCCTCCTACTTCTAACTTAGTAAGTGTGTATTTTTTATCTGTAGAAGCTCTTTGTCCGTAAGTGCCTTGCCATATATATAATTCTAGTTTAGCTGATGCTAAAGAAGCATTAGTTATCTTTTTATAAAATGGACTTCTTGTATTAATTAATGTTGACATATCTATTTATGTAGTTTAAAAGTATTTCCTTGTTTTGAATAACCTAATTTTTGCATGAACCCATCTATATCTAAGTTAATGTCTTTTACTATTTCTGTAGAAATACCTAATATTTTATCTATTTCTTTATTTACTAAATCAGTTAAAAAGTTAGTTGGTTTTATGCCTTCTTTATTTATTTTTTGTGCTATTAAACTTGCTATTCGTGTTTTACCTTTTTCTGTTATATTAGATAATTTGTTTTGACTAGCATCTAATAATGTAACTGGTTTATTATTAATCCATGTAATTATATCGTTTATGTTTGGAGAAGAACCTGCTGGAGTTCCTTCATCTACTTTCTCTCCATACTCATTACCTTTTACGTTAAATGTAAAGAAATCTCCTTTTCCAACAACTTGTTTCTCTAGCTTTAAACTTTGCGATAAACTTCTATTACTTGTATTGATTGGTGAATTAATTGTTCTATTACCAAATTTTACACTACTGTAAGTTCTTGATCTAGGTTCTGCTAAATCTGATTGTGCCAACCTTATAAGTTTATCTGAATATTTAGTTAAGAATATTTCTGTATTTTTTAGTTTAAAGCTCATTAGCAAGCAGATTGACCGTTAGAATTAATATCTGATATTTGATTGTTAGCCACAGTAATAGATATGTCTAAACTCCAACCAGCAAGCAAGTTTTCAAACCTGTCCTCAAACATATTTGCAGTATAGTCAGTATCTATTTGATATAAGTCAGAAAACAATTCTCCTCTTCTTAATGCAGATTGTAATCCGTTGACAACAGCAAATTGAGTATTAAGTACATCTTGCTTATTATTTATATCATGAAAGTAATTGTTTAAATCCTTTACATCTTCTTTAGTTTCATTTACAATATCCATACAGATAACCTGTATATTGAATTGCACTACATGATCTTGAAACGTACATCCATTTACAATTATATGTGACAATGGAAATATAGTTTGTTTAGATAAGTCAACTTCAAATATGTCACCAAAAGTAACTGAATTAACATTTGAGTTACCTTGAAGGTATGTTTTAAGTTTGTCTAGTATGTCGTAAAAACCTGTCATCTTTTATATGCTTTTTTTATTTCTTGTTGTTCTATCTCTACTTTTTCTTTTTCAAATGCCAAGTAATTTAAACACTCGTAGAGTGGAAGTTCGGTAACTGCATTGAAGTTTCTGACATCTCCTTTAGCGAGTGCATAAACTGATTGATACCAACCCCATTTTTTTGCAAATGTTGATCTAGCATCTGCATATCCTCTTTCTTCAGGTTCTGTTCCAAATATTTCGGTATAGCTCCCAGTAACTCCTTCCCTAAAGCGTAAAAAAAAACCATTGAACTAATAGCTACATCTAATGGCATATCTTTCATAGCTTCTTGTATTTCTTCATTTACCTTGTAAGGAGCAATTCCATATTTATCTTCTGCCTTAAAATTAACAGGTCGATACAATACAGCCATAGCTTTATGCATTTTTTGCCAATCAGTAATGTTAGTTTCTAAATCAACATATTCACCAAGTGTAATATCATCTAGTTTAGGAATAAATCCCATATCTATATCTAACAAGTTAAATCTTTGTATTAGCTTAGGTTTCTCTTCAAACGCTTTGTTTAATACTATCAATACTTTTTTATATTCTTTTAGTGGTATTTTAATTACATCCTTTAATGATACGTTACAGAATATTTCTACAAGTTTCATATTCAAGAAATCATTTATTTTGTCTTCGTCTTCGGCATCTTCCATTTTGTTTTGATCTATGATCTTCATATACTTTTGATATTGCCAAAGTTTAATGTCAGATAGAGTTGTTGGTACTTGTAATTCGATTTGCTTTAGTGCCATATTATAATTAATAGTTTAGTTTGATTTTGTACTTTAGGTTTTCCAACTGAACATCTGTCAGTTATATATGTATTATTAAGTGTATGTTACATATAGTGTATTACACTATGTAATACACGTTGTAATATATTACACTATGCAATATAATACATTATGTAATATAATACACTATGTATTATAATACACTATGTATATATATAATAACTATAATCTGACTATTTGTCGGTTGGGTTATGTTTGTAGTAGTAGAATACATAAAGCTCAATGATCTTATCGCTCCATTTTTTTAGATTATACGCTTCTGGTGAACGTATAATTTTACCATTGTCATTAACCTCCACAAAGTATTCTTTGTTGTTCTTTGGCACTGCATATATCTTTATGCCATTATCCATGCAATAAGATATTGCCTTAAGATAATTCTGGTCATGTATTATTTTTCTAGCCATACCCTATTAGATTCATAAAGGTATTGAATT